TGACGTCGTGAAGAGGGCGGGTCGTGTAAATGGTCAACGTCCTTTAAATACCCTCAAGCGTTTTGCAAGAATCGAGGGAGGGGGCAAACGAGTGTCGACGAGGGGGGGTGTGAAGTTTGGTGGAAGGGTGTCGGAGGGCATTGGAAAAGGTGTCTTCCACAGACAGGCCCTTTCGCACAGAAGTAAGTCATCCCGCCGGCCCATTACGCATCCTCCTCCTCATCATCCTCTACCGCACCAACATCACCCACGCGTTCCCTCCATTCACGGAGCTCGACCTCGTTTGGCATCCTCCGATGCTCGAGGGCGAAGTCCACCTGGAACGAGATTTGGCTCATCTTCCGGTAGTTGAGGTTTTGGGCTCCCTTCATGGTGATTGCGTTCGCCATGACCTCGTTCCCATCGCGAACATTCGCAATCGTTCGGCTCCACTTGGTGACCGTTACCATCGGGTCGCGCCCGATTGCAAGGTCGTGCAGCATCACACCCAAGTACCGCCCCACATTGAACTCCCCCTTCCGGACCCGGGCATCCGGCATCGGCTGCAATGCGTTCGCCTGCTCGAAGGCTGCGAAGCACATCCGCAGACGTGTCTCAATCAGGGCCTCATTCAACGGCAACCCGAGGATGTCGCAGTTGATGTCGAACGACCGCGTGATGTGGCACTGGGGGTACTTTCCGGTCGCAGTCCGAGGGCCAAGACCGTGCTGGGCCCCAGCGAGCAGCGCCATCAGGTTCGCCAGATTCCCCCTCGAGTCCGTGTCCTGGAGCACCACCTCTCCGAACAACTCCGTAATTTGCGCCCGCAGCGGGTGCTCCCCGTCCATCAGCACGCACGCGTAGTCAATGAGGGGCGAGTCCTCCCTCGACATGAAGTAGAGATGCCCATCCGTCACCCGAACCACGCGGTTCAGCAGCCGGAACTGCTCGCGAATCTCCGCTGCATCCAGTCCCCGGAGCACGACCACCGTGATGGTGTACGACTCCACGCGCCGCAGCTCGTCGGGGGAGAGCGCGCGGACGGTCTCCCGCAGAATCCGCCGCACCGCCGACATACGGTTGCCTCCGTCGAGAATGTACCTCCGCAGAGTGTTGTTCTCGATGACCTCGTGGACGATGATAGGCGGGATGTACCGCCCAAGGAGGATGCTCTCCAAGAGCTTCTCCTGGTGCTCGCGCTTCCAGACCTCCGCACGCTGGCGGGGGTGAAGCAGGTAGAGGGCTCCAGGGTTATACTCGCCAGGGAAGCCGCGCTCAGTGCGGCCGCTAAACTGGCGGTCAAGGTCACGCAGTGCGAGAGTGATAGGTTCAGCCATGTTGAATGTGTGTGAGAGAGTTGGGGTACAGTCTGACCGGCCGGGACCGAACCCATCCGTTTTTGTCAGTAAGTCGACCTGTCATGGAGTCCTTGCGAGGGCATAGGAAAAGGGCTGCCTCCCACCCCTGAGGGGCAGCGCCTTCTATGGAGTCGGTCTTTTTATGGGTTGTTTGGGTTTGGGTTATGCAATCCGGGTCAGCTTGCCGACCACGAACACGACGCTCTCCTGGTCGTGCAGGTTCTTGTAACAGACATACATCGTGTGGGCGCTCTGCCCCGCCTTCATCTTCTTCGGGTCGAACCCGGCCGTCTTCTTTCCGCCCTGCATCGCCTTGACCTCGCCGTACGACAGGCGCGCCACCTTGCCGGTCGTCGCAGAGAGGTAGTACCCCTCCGCATCGCGCTTCGGCTCGCGGACGCGGGACGCGAAGGTCTTGGCCTCCGCGAAGGTCTTGAACTCGCGCCACTCGGGGTCGGCGAAGTTGTCCTGGTTGACGCTGACCCGCCCCGCGCTGGCCGCGACGGAGTTGGCGGCGCTGTTCGCGACAGGGTTGGCGGAGTTGTGGACGGGCGCGACGCTGGCCGACCCGTTCTCGCCGGCGATGGCGACCACGCCGGGCATGCGGCGGTTGAGGTCGCTCGCCTTGTGGCTGTCGGTGGAGGTCTCGGCCTCGGCGTTGCGGCAGAGCTCGCGCCAGAAGTCGAGGTAGCGCTCGACGGTCTCCGTCGACGTGTAGACGACCGTGCGCTTGCTCTTCCCGTAGCCGCAGGCCCGCCCGAGGAGGCTCTGGAGGCGGGCGTTGTCGCCCCCCACGCTGCCACCCAGGCGGTCCCACAGCACGCCGACGTGCGTGTCCTTCAGCGTCTTGGCCGCGTAGAACATGTTCTTGAGGAGCACGAACGAGTGCGTCTCAGGCGCCGCCGCGAGGAGGTCGTTGATGTCCTTCATCTCCTCCGTCGCCTCCGAGTCCTCCTCGTCTCCTGCCGTTGCGCGGACCTTGGAGTCCCACGCGACGATGCGCGCCCCGGGGAACGCCGCCCGGAGCTTCGCCTCCACCTCTTCCGTCTTTCCCATCTTCGGGCGCAGGATGTGCCAGAGCGGCGTGTCGAACTCCGCCAGCGCGCGCTTCAGCTCGGTGATGGACTTCACAGAGGAGCCGATGTCGCCGAACTCCTCCAGCGAGCGGATGCGCTTGGCCTCCTTGAGGGACTCCACCGACTGGTAGGCCTTGGTCGTGCGGAGCTGGACCACGCGCGCGAACGACGACGGGCAGCCCTCCATCGCCATCACCTTCGCGGGGTCCGTCGCAGACACCGTGAGGAAGCGGATGTTCCGGTCAGCCCACTGCTCCGGAGGCACGAGCCCGCGGATGGTCGTGTAGACCTGCGTGTTGGGGCGGTTCCCGGAGGCGGAGGCGACCTGCGACTCATCCAGGATGATGAGGAGGTTGCGGAGCCCGTCCTTGGCGTGGAGCTTCAGGAGCGCCTCGCGGACCTTCTTGAGGCCGCCGCTGTGGTGGACGTTCGCACGGACGTCCTTGGGGAGGCGTGCGCGCGTCTGCTTCCGCCAGGCGTCGTCCGACATGCCCGTGAGGACGAAGATGCTGTCCGGGCGAATCGCCAGGCGGTCGTAGTTCTGGAGGACGAGGCGGATGAGCGCGCTCATCACACCGCTCTTGCCCGCTTGCATCTCCGCCGCGAGGTGAATCCAGGCCCGCTGCTGGGCGCCCGTGAACATCCACGCGAAGGACTGGAGCGCCGCGAGCATCTGGAGGTCGTAGATGGTCTCCTCGTCGGTCGGGGGAGCATCCCACGCCTTCCGCTCCGTGAAGAGCTTGGCGTCCATCCCGGCTGCCTTGAGCGCCTTCTTCCAGGTGGAGATGCGGGTCTCCGAACCGAGGAGCGCCTCCTTGGCCATGGTTGCTGCGAGGGTGGGGAGCGTGTGCGGCATCTTGCTTGCTTGCTTGTTAAAGTGACGTTCGTGAGAGAGTGTTGAACATCGGGGGGTACCTTCCTCACCTCCGTAGGGGAATCCAATCCGTTTTTGTCAGTAAGTCGACCTGTTACTGACAAAAACGGATTGGTCCCCCCGACAGGAAAACGGAACCTGCCCCCCACTTCCTCTCTCACATACCAAGCAACCATGCCGCGCTGCGCCTTCTTCACTGGGAAGTTCACCCAATGCACTCACAACACACAGCGCGCGGACCACACCTACTGCGGGGTCCACACGGCCAAGGCACACAGGATGATACAGCGGGTGGGGCCAGTTCCTGAGGGAGGATGCCCGTGCGTGGTGGGAACCCACTGGTGCGGGAGGGCGCTCCAGGAGGGACAGCCCATCTGCGGGGTCCACATCCAGAGGAGGGACGAGCAGGCGGCCCACGTCGTCGAGCGCAGGGAAAGGGGGAGGGAGAGGAACCGGCTGGTCGATGAGTACATGCTCCAGGTCCCGCGCCCGGACTGGAGGGATGTCGTCGATGACGTCCAGGTGCGGATGAACCTGCCCCACGGGGCAGAGGGGAGGCTCGAGCGGATGCTGGCCTACACCACGGCGCGCAGGTTCTTCCTGCTGACGACGGACCCCACGGTGCGGATTGAGGTGCTGATGCACTACTGGGTCGGCGAGCCGATGGAGTTCAACCTGAACGATATCCTCGGCCTCCCCCCGGCGGCACCCGTGGCACCCGCGGCACCCGTGGGTGTCCTGGGAGGGTTGGCAGCGGATACGCAGAGCGTCCACCGCGAGGTGGTCGTGAAGCAGACCAACACCAACACGGAAATCCTGCTGGAGGCCTCGGAAGAGGCAGCCGAGGACTTCGACCCGGAGAGCTGGGTGACCACGTGGTGGCTGCTGATGCCGAACCGACCGACGTTCAACATCTACTACCGGGTCATACAGGACATCCACTTCTGGTACACGCGGAAGACGTGCAAGGTGGCGTCGGACTGGCTGTACAAGCGGGTCTTCACGGGCGCGGTGTTCAAAATCTCCGCTGTCGAGGACCGGGAGCGCAGGTACGAGCTTGCGAAGCGCCTCTGGGAGGAGTGCATGGAGTCGGTGGACATGTGCTGCGAGGGACACATCGGCCGGTTGGCGAACGTGTTCGTCGGCTTTGACGAGAACTTCAAGTCTCCTGCGTCTCCGAACGAGATGCTTCAGACCCAGCTGGCGGAAATCGCCCAGCTGAAGCTCCGCACGGAGGTCAAGCTTGCCAAGGCCAAGACGGTCATGGACGAGCTTGGGATTCCGGAGGCCGAGCGTGCGCCTTGGTTGGAGGCGCTGGCGGAGTAAGTGGGAGCGGGACCTGTGGGGCGGAACCTTTAGGTGACGTGGGTGGATTTTCCCATGAGGGTACAATGAAGACACGCAGACTTCGCTTGAAGAGCCTCAAGCGGTCCCACAACCCTGCGAAGAAGTTTGATGCCACGTTCGAGTACCCGGATGGGCATACGAAGACGACGTCGTTTGGAGCGCGAGGGATGTCGGATTTCACCAAGCACAAGGACACGCGGCGGAAGGCTCGCTACCTCCAGCGGCATGGGCGCATGGGAGAGGATTGGACGGACCCCACAACTGCGGGGGCTCTCGCGAAGTGGGTTCTCTGGAACAAGCCGAGCTTCAAGGCGTCCGTTGCGGACTACAAGAAGCGTTTTCACTTGGGCTAAGGGAAGAGAGCAAATGTCCTGCATCGTCTGCAGTCGCGATATCAGCAAGTCTGCCGAGCATCGAGAGTGTCTATTGACGTTGTTCAAGAGTGGGAAGATTCAGAGCATTCAGGAGTGGATTCGGCTGTCCTCCAAGCCGAAGACCATTCTCAAGGGGCGAGTGTTTCGTCTACTAGAACGCCCCACGAGTGGGGAAACGCCGAGTGGAGCAACGTAGAGACGTCGTGCGCAACGTCCCGAATCTCCTTCTGGGCATCCTCGGTCTTGCGCAGGTTGACAAGACGAGCGTACGCAGCGAGACTTCCGGTCTCAATGAACTCGGTCATCATCGTCTGGGGGAGAATCATTCGGGCCTGCTCGGGAGGCACACCTTCCTCCAGGAGCTTCGAATAGGTTGCAACCGACTCTTCGCAGGACGCCCGGATGACATCCAGGAGTTCCTCTGAATAGGCGTGGGTCTCCTCTGTGCTGCCCTGCTTCTTGCTCGGAGCCCGGGTGCGAATCGCCTCGGGGAGGAAGAAGGTCGGGGGCGAATCCACATAGCGACGACTGACCTCGTTGCGCGCAAACCCAACCGTATGACGATACCACTCACGAGCCATCCAAATCGGCATCTTCAGGCGAAAGCGAGCCTGGGGATGGAAGAAGGGGCTGACGTGATTGTGGCCTGCAAGATACTTGATGAGGCGCGCATCCTTGTCGGTGAACTCAGAGACCTCCTTGCCCAGGCTGACTCGCGCAGCATTCACGACGGTGAGGTCGCTCCCAAAGGTCTCCAGCAGTTCCACAGAGCAGGGTTCAAACATTGTCCTTAGAAGCTCGTACGCAACGCCGTGTAAGCTCTTCGACGAGACAGATGAGCGCGGTCATTCCGAGAGCTGCGACGAGGGGGACGAACATTTACTCTCCAATCCGAAGAGAGAGTGGGGGAAAGAAGCGAGACCAGAGTCCCCCGAGGGTGAGGGTCGGCATCTGGGCGAGGGCATTGAAGAGATGCACGTAGAGGAAGACGACCAAGACGATAACGAGCCACCGCATTACTTCCTGCGGCGAGTCAAACGGCGCTTGGGTTTCCGCGCACGCGTCTTGCCACCCTTGGCGGATTGAACACTGCGGCGCTTGGTCGATTGAGGCGTGAGCCTATCGAACTTGAGGTCAAGGTTCGCCCCTATCGTCCGAACAAGGTCGTAGGGGAGGGGTTCACCGCGTGGCTTCACCTGCATAGAGACAACCGTGAGTCCTTTTGCGTTGACCTTCCTCTCGAAGAAGGCGATGACATCTCCTTTCGCCTTATGGACGGGAGTTTGATTCATATCGTCCCTCACGGTCGGGTCTGCACCAAGCTCAAGAAGACGCCGCGTCGCTGGGACATTTCCAAAGGAACTTGTGAGGTGAAGAGGGGTCGCGCCCCACATGTTCTTCGCGTTCACATCGGCTCCGTGCTTCACGAGATAGGAAAGAATGTCGGGCTTCACTGAACTTCCTTGCACCGCCCAATGGAGCGGTGTGGCTTGATAGACACTCACGGCGTTGACGTCGGCTCCGGCCTCCACAAGACGGTTGACCTCAGCCATGTCCCCACCAAGCGCTGCGACATGGAGGGGTGTGAGGCGATGCTCCGCGATCAGTCGCTCCATTGTCTTAGAGACGGAAACTTACTTGCGACGATGGGTGATACGGCGCTTGGGTTTCCGCGCACGCGTCTTCTTCCGGCGCCCTCCAGCAGGTGCACCCAGAGCGCGACGAACCCGAGCCGTGTACGCGGGGACATCATCCGGGAAACCCGCGGGGTTTGCCGCCCGAGCTTCGTCGAAGAGTTGCAGAGCCGTCTTATCGTCGTTGTTCCGCAGTCCCGTCTGGGTTCCCGCGAGAAGAAGGATGATGTCGCCCAGGAGCTCTTGCGCCGCATACATCAGGGGTGTCATTCCATCGGCGTCCTGCTCGTTGCGAAGCGCTGCAAAGTTGGAAAACTCAAGCCCAGCGGAAATCGGGCGGTCGTCATTCTGGACCGCCACAAGAATGTGGAGGTCGTTTGCGTTCTTCCCGATGAGTTCACGACCATACTGGCTGTCGCGGGCAACCTCTATCGCGCCCCTGACGTAGTCATCCTGCATGTAATCGTCCTCGTCGTCCGCCATTTGTCTTACTGGAGAGAAATCTGCTGAGCCCGAGGGAGACGACGGGTGAGAAGCTCGCGGGTGGTCACAGACTCGGTATCGGGCTCCTGACCGGGAGCCGGGAGTCCCTCCATTGTGCGCAGGACCTCGGCCATGCGCTGCGGGTCATCGGCGAGGAGCAGGGCAATCTGGGTGCGCACAACGGCCTTGGTGGGCCTCACCCGCGTGGTCCGCTGCTGGCGTGCAATCGTGCCGCCACCTCCCTCCAGAACAAACTGGTCGAGGTTCTGTCCGCGCATGAACTCCATCACCTGCGCACTGAGCGCCTGCTTGCGGGCCCGCAGCTCCTTCGCCTGGGTTGCGAGAACCCGAAGTTCATCATCTAGCGCAATCCAGCTCCGGAGAACCTCTCGTACAGACTCTGCCGACTCGTCCATTTCCGTTGGTTCTGTCGCTTCGCCGAAAGTGTCTTCCCTCCCCTGATTCCGCGGCCGACGTTGAGGTCTTTGTTGACAGACTGCCCGCTGCGAAGTCGCTCGAGGGCAGACATCTGGGGTGGGGGTGGACCAAGTGGAGCTGGAGCCGGAGCTGGAGCCGGAGCCGGAGCTGGCGCGGCAACCGGGGCTGGAGCTGGAGCCGGAGCTGGAGCTGGTGCTGGTGCGGGTTCAGGAACGGCGGCTGGAGCTGGAGCTGCGGGGGCTGTGGGAGCCGGTGGGGCAACCGGTGCAGGTTCAGGAGCAGGTGGAGCTGGAGCAGGTGGAGCTGTGGGCGCAGGTTCGGGAACGGCGGCTGGAGCAGCGACCGGTGTGGCGGTGGGAACGGCTGGAGGCACTGGAGTCCCTGGAGCGACCGGTGTGGCGGTGGGCGCCGCGGGCTCCCGAATGCCTCGCACTGCATTGAGAAGGGTGTCCGCTCCCGATTGAACTCGGGCAAGGGCTCCGGTTGTCGACGACGAGGCCACATTGACCGCCTGGGTCAGCATCTGCTGAACGAGAAGCAGTCCATTCCAGATGTCGTCCGTGAGCTGAATCCGCTTATCATTGAACCGGTCCACCGTCCGGTTGAGGTCCAAGAAGGCGTCTCCGAGGGAATCTCCAATGGGCATGGGGAGAATGCGCAGCATGGAGTCAATCGCCGATGTGAAGTCCTGCCGACCAAAGGAGATAACCGCGAGAATCGTCCAGACGAACATCCCGACAACGGAGACCAGGATAACGCCGACGAGCTGTGTATAGGGAAGGGGAATCAAGCCAATCGCCATCGGGATTCCCTTCTGGAGGACCTTCACGAGAATCCGTCCGCCCGTGAGGACGGTATCCAACGCGACAGACATGACACTTCCGACAAGGGGTGTGGACTCCAGGAAGCTAATGAAGAACATGAAAAAGAAGGTCAGCTTCACCAGGGTTCCGAGGTACGGCGAGGACGCGGCCTTCACCCACCAGCGAGCTCCATTGCCGAGGAAGTCTCCAGGGACCTTCTTCGCCGTGACCGGAACCATGGGAACGCCCTGCGAGGCCAAGAAGCTCTCGAGGGTTGGCGGTTTGGCCGGGAGTCCCCCGGGAGCCAGCGCGCCCATCAGGCCAGCCGCTCCAGGGCCGCCCTTTCCCAGCGCACCCATCAGTCCTTCAGCCCCAGGAACACCCTTCCCCAGAGCCCCCATCAGTCCCTCCGCTCCAGGGGCGCCCTTTCCCAGCGCACCCATCAATGCACTGGGGTTCGTTCCGGCCATGCCCTGGGCTGCCCCGGTGTCCGCGAGGCCCTTGGCTTTCTCGGCAAGGCCCTCCATGAAACTCGCACCTCCCTTGCGGGTTGGAAACGCACCCCGAGACGAAAAGAGCTCGCGCTTGGCGTGTTTCGCGAGGTTCGTCGGGAGTCGTTCCCCACCTCCCTGTCCCGTCCACCAGGCCTCCTCTTCAGGTGTGAACGGAATCCGCTTCAGGCGTTTGTAGGCCAGTTGCCAGCGTGTGGCGATTTCGTCGGACGGCACAGGCCCGCCAAGGGCTTGTGTGCGCTCCGTAATTCCGTCCAACCGACGTTCCATTATCCTCTCCGGCGACATTAGTATTTCCACTTCGTATCACACTCCAAGCACGTCACGAAGGTCGTCATGGGCTCATCTGCCGACCTCGTCTGCACCTGATAGTAGTCGCACTTGGTCTTGCGCTTGCACGACCGGCAGAACATCTCGATATTCGCGGTGACCTTCTTCGAGTACTTGGCCTTGTCCTTCTCCAGGGACTTCTGAAGAATGTCGCGCCAGCGGTCGGGGCACTGGTCTGAGGGACTGGATTTGGCGAACTCATGGACGCCCATCGTCGCGATGAGATGGCGATAGGGATACAGACTCACTGCACGAGACCGAACCATCTCGCGGAAGGCAGGACTCGCCCAATCAATGTCAATGAGCCAGGCCTGGGCATCCGCAACGCACCGATTGAGAATTGCAGCTTCCACATCCTCGGACCCAAACCGCTCGCGAATGAGGGTGCGCAGAGGATGGTCGATGAAGACGTTGGACGCATGGAGGATATGCGCCACAGGAGCCTCACGGGTCTCGGGAGGGTCTTCCTCGGGTTCTTCCTCGTCCTCGGCAGCCTCCTCGTCCTCCTCGTCGTCGTCAGGAACATCATCGTCCTCAGGAGCCTCAAAGGACACGGAGGCATAGTAGGCCTCGTACTCGGGAACGGGGAAGTCCTCATAGGCGGAGGCAGGCTTATCGTATTCATCTGCGTTCTCAGACCGTGTCTTCAGAAGCACAATGGGACCCTGAAAGGAATCCTCCGAGAACGGGGGAGGGAGGATGTGCTGGGCATCTCCTTCGTCTGCGGGCGTCGCAAAGACGGCATAGGACACGTCCTCCGTCACAAGCTTGCCCTGGAATTGAAGCCCGGGAGCCTTGAGCTTCTTGCGCGTCCACTCGAGAACATCGGGCGTCTTCGCGGGGACTGCAAGGTCACTGAACGTTCCCACCGGAGCGATAACGATTGCGAACACCATTGCAGACCGGATGGCTTAGACATCTTGCATCGGTTTTCTGAAAACGGAACCATTCGCGCTGAGGGAGAGGACTACACCCCAGACACAATGCAGAACACACGCCAGTATCAACGCGGAGGAGGACGTCCCCAGTACCGCTACCAGCGGTGGGCTCCCCCACCTGAACCCAAGCCGGAGCCGAAGCTCGACCTCTCCGACAAGAGCTTCCCCTCGCTCCCTGTCTCAAACGTCCCCCTCCAAACCACCGGAGGCCATGACTTCCAGTCCTCCTTCACGACCAAGGTCAAGGTGATGGCAGAACTGGAGAAGCTGCAGGAGCTTCGCGACCAGCGCGAGCGCGAGACAACCCAGCGCGAGCGTGCAGCGCTCAGGGGAGTGTATGTGGACCGCTTTCAGCACCGGCAGACGCCGACACGGAATGTGGTTGAACCCGAGGACGACTGGCGTCCGACCCCGGAGCCTCGGGAGCCCACGGAGGACGATGGCTGGATGGAAGTCAAGCATAGCAAGGCGAAGAAGACGCCCTACGAGAAGTCCACCTGGGAGCTCGAGGAGGACTACAATGACAAGGCCGCTGATGAGGACGCGGCCGAGGACTACAATGGAGACTTGTTTGAGCGGTCGCATCGCCACGACCACTACGCAACATAACGGCGCGTGGACTTGCGCTGCCTGCGGTGGCGACGACCGCCCTTGACGACGCGTGCATCGGGAGCGCCGTCCTCAATCGTCTCCAAGCGAGTCTTGGACGCCTCAAGGAGGTTGAGGATGCTGTCGCGAAATTTGGTCAGAACCGTGGTGTATTCAGCCCGTTTGAGGCGGTCCAGTTTGGAGGCCTCGAGGGCCGCTGAATAGGCCGTGAAACTCTGAAGGAGGGGAGAGATGGAGGACGTGTGAAACGTCTTTTCCTTTTCAAAGCGCAACCAGACGGGCCAGTTCTTCCGAAGAGCCTTCTCGGACAGAGCGTTTGCGGCGCGCATCGCGTCTGCGAGGGCCCCAGACGTCTTGGTCCGGAGGGGCTTCAGACGCTCCTCGGACTCCTTCATGACGTCGTCTGTCAAGGCCGCCTCTTGGGCTGCCGACAGGGCGGAGGGAGGCTTCCCCGCGGCTTGAACCTCCTTGACCTTGGTCACGAGGGAGCGTGTTTCTGCCTGAATCGTGGACGGGGACGGTGCGGCCTTTGAGAAGGCCTTGTTCTTGAGCATGGGATTGTCCTGGCGGAACACGGGGTCCGGTGTCGCGGGCTTGGGGACGTTCTTCACCTGACGTTCGGCAGCAGCGGAGGCACGCTTGGCGGCTTCTTCTGAGAGGCGCTTGATGTCGGCTTCCTTGGCGGCGGCCTCCTCGGCAGCTCGCTTGGCCTCTGCGGCTTGTTTGGCGGCCTCCTTTTTGGCCATCGCGACTTCGAGGGGAGTCGGTCCGGTGGTAGGAGCAGCGAACGACCCGGTCCTCGGCTTCGGCTTCTTGGCAAGTTCCTCGGCCTCAAGCTTTGCATCGTCTGCGGCTTCCTCTGCCTTCCGAGCCCGGGCCTTCGCCTCCTCGGCGTCCTCCTTGGCCTCCTGAATCCGAGCCTCGGCCTTCTTGAATTCAGCGACCGTTGTCTCAGCCCAGCGCTTGTTCCGTTCCGCGGCCTCGGTGTCCTCCTTGGGCGGGGCGGCTTCGGGGGCCTTCTCCTCGGGCTGGGCCGGGGGCTTGTCCGCGTCAGCCTTCACCTTCTCAGCAACCTCCTTGGCCCGACGACGGTACATCTCGGCCCGAGACTCCTGGGGCTCGGCCTCGGCGACTGCGGCCGCTGCAGGAGTTCCGGGGGCCGGGAGCTTGGGCTCCACGACGACATCTTCGGGCGTGACCGGAGCCGGGGTCGGCCGCTTGGGAGCCTTGAACGTCGCCAACGAGGCCTTGCGTTTTGCGTCCGCCTCCTCCTCCTTCTTGACACGGGCCTCTTCAGCGGCCTTCTTCTTGGCGGCGGCCGTCTCCTCGGCGGCTTCCATCGCTTCGGTCACCTCGAACCGGGTATCGACCTTCTCTCGCTTCCTGGAATCCGAGACAAACGATTGCGAGAGTTGATTGCCTGCGATGGTGCCCTGATTGGCAACCCACTGGCCCCACTTGGTCTTCGTGAAAAAGAGAACCGCGAGGTAGATAGCAAGTCCAACTCCAAGGGTCGTAAGGATGGCGATGGCGACCTGGACAAACCCAGACTGGCCGTCAGGCGCGGGGAAGTTCCCCGGTGCAAACGGGTCGCACTGGTTCTCGAGACCCTCGCGCATCGGGGAGGAGAACAAGTCGGTGATGGCGCCCGCAGAGGGAGTGGACGCCGCACAGACCGATTCCCACTTCCCATCGGCTCCCATCTTTCCGGCCTGACGGTAGGAGAGGGTGTGCTTGAGAATGGGCGCCACGGCTTCTGTCACGGGCGTGACGGGAAGCATGCGAATGGTCTGGAGGTCCATCGAACTCACGAGCGCGGGCTTGGAGAGCATGACGTACCGAATGGGATCCACGGCCGAAGGCTGCCACGCATACCGCTGAACACCGGGCGTCCAGAGATATCCCTTCACACTCGGCCTGTCGTACCAGAGTCTGGGGGCGGCCGCCGTTGCTCCTCCATCGGGTTTGAGCTCAAGCGGAGGATACCCGCTCCAGACATAGTACCCAACATTGCTGACAAACGTCTTTCCACCCTCCCCCGGAGTTCCAGGGAACATCTTGGAGAGGTCCCAGTCGTTTCCAGTGGGGACGTCAATGGTCCTATAATCGCCCGTTGCAGGGTCGGGTTGAAGGACTCCGGTCAGGTAGCGAACGATTTTGTTCAGGAAGGCCCCAGAGGGACCGGCCACAATCGCACCCTGAAGGGGAATGAGAACGACAAGGCCATCGTTGTTTCCCCGACCCGGGTCTCCAAGGGTCAGCATCGCGTCGTGCTGGATGTTCTCCATGCGAATCGGAGAGGGATGGAGAAGCGTCATGACCGTAATCTTGTGGGGTTTGCCGTTGAACTCAACTTCAAAGGGAATGGCGGGCTTGATGAAGAGCTTCGTGACGGAGGAGTAACTTCCCGAGTCGGACATCTCGCGAATCGTCATGTACCGAACCTTGTCCAGCGGGAGCTTGTCGGGGGAGAGAACGGCCTTGAGGTCTTCTGCAGCGTAGACCATCTGACGACAGTACTGGTTGGGAAGCTCTTCGTAATAGAGTCCTGCAATGAGGTCGCGCTTCACTTCTTCGAAGGATTTTTCATTCTTGCTTACCTTTTCCAGGTCTCTCGCGTACTTGCGACACTGGTCGCGTCGAATGGTCCCTTCGTTTCGATAAATTTTTGCCCCGGAGGAGGAGACCCCTTGTGGAACGGCGAGTTGACAGACGCCGTTGCCCTTCCACTCGCACCCTTGGGCCATCCCCTTCCCGATGCCAATCGGGTCGAGGAGAGGATAGTCTTCTTCCTGACGGCGCGGTGGTGGGGCATCCTTTGGAAAATAAAAGGTGCTTACCCTTTGTCCCATTGTCTCTACAAGATAAAACAAGTCTAGCAGGGAAACAAGATGGCGGAGTATGCAGATACGCCTTGGTGGTCCAATCTCCTCGCAGTTCTCTTGACATTCGTCGTCACACTCGTCGGCACAGTCTACTACGTCAACGGTGCCGGGGTTCGTGGCGTTCCCGGACCGCCGTCGGGTCTGGGGGCCTTTGTGAAGGACACGCTCGTCTATATGCCCCACGCGCTCCTTCTCTATGGAGTTCTCGCCGATATGCTGACCAATGAGGGCGTCTACTCCATCGGAAGTCTGGTTGGACTCCTTTCGCTCCTCGTTCACTTTCTCTTCAAGTTCATCTGGAAGGGAACCTTTGAGGTCATCGACAAGGTCATGACGGCCCTGACGAAACCTGCGGGCGTTCCTGTGAATCCTCGGGCCGCACGTCCGGGAGCCCAGGCCATCTCAGCTCCTCCGGCTGTCAAGGGAGGAGCGGAGCTCGGGTCGTTCTTCCGGTCCTACAATGGCTGCGACATCCAGGGCTTTGACTTTGCGCACTCTCCCTATGCCCCGCAGTCATTGGTCATCATCGCGACCATCTTTTCCTACTACGCCTTTGACCTCATCAAGAATCGGGGCTGGGCCAATGCGGGCACAACGGTCGGTCTGGGCACTGTGTTCTTCTTGATTCAGATGTTCCTCGCGGGCGACTGCACACTGCCTACAGACCCGCAGCCTCCGACGGGCAAGTGGTACCAGGCGATTCTCGCAGCGGCCGAGGGTCTGTTCACGGGTGGCATCTCGTATTCTGTCGTGCAGATGTACTACCCCAATCGCCTGCCCTCCTCAGCCATCTCTCCCTTCCCTCGGATGACCCCGGACATGCTCAAAGATGGAAAATTCGACAAAGACGGAAACCCGTGGGTCTGCGTCGGTGGCGTTTGTTATCCGGATATGTCGACGGCAGAGTCGCGCAAGGCGTTTGCCGGCATTGCAGCGGAGTCCACCGGAAATGGGCGGTCCGCTGTCAGCGAGGATTGCCCGGCGAATTAAGCCGCGAGAGCCTTGCGCAGCAGCGTATAGTACATCCCCACAGCGGCCCCCGTATGGCGTGCGACCTCCACGCCGTTCTTCAGGAAGACCAGGGTCGGAACCACGGTCACGCGGTACTTGTCCACGTAGCCCTCACGGTCCTCCTTCGTATTCACCGAAATCCACGACACGTTCGGGTAGTCCTCCATCATCGAGTCCAGCGCGGGTGCAATCGTGCGGCAGGGGCCGCAGGTCGGCGACCAGAACTTGAGAACGGTGACTCCAGAGCTCATACAATCTTGTCTATGACAACGGAGTCTATTTGTAAGTCCCCTCGCTCAGCCCGAAGCATAGGACGTTTCGCAATGGTCTGCTTGCGGAGCGAGACGCCGCGCACTTTACAGAGCTCCGAGAACGCGCTCATGAGATGCCGGTCGATGACAGCTCGGTCCATGACTCCAAGGTTCCCGCGCATCCACTCGAGCACATCGGCTTGCGACACCGGAGGACCGAGCAACCGAAGGGGGCACTCGGGGAAGAGGGCATCGAGGGCAGGAGGCTCGACAACGCGAACGGACTCGTCCACCGTTCCGCGCGCCATGGTATCGACAATCGCATTGTGTTTCGAGAGGTCGTCCTCTCCACCGGTATGCGCACGAACGTGCACGAACCGGTGACTCTTGAACTTTGCCAGCCGGCTGCTCGTGTCCTTGATGAGGTCCTGATAGAGGACATCCTTTCCTTCGGTCGTCTTCCAGTTGCGATTGGCCCATCCGACAAGCCACTTGGTCAGGCAGTTGATGGCGTACTCGGAGTCGGTATAGACGACGACGTCCTCCTCGTGGAATCCTCCCTCATCGAGGATTCGAATCGCGCGATGGATTGCGGAGAGTTCGGCCCGTTGGTTGCTTTGGACTCCGTCTGAAAGACGTTCAGCGCAGGACAGATGGCGCGCATCCGGGAACCAGACCGCGAAGCCTGCCTTTGCACCTGGGCGACCATTGTTCGTACAGGCTCCATCGGTAAAGACGCGCATGGTTTCTTACTTCCTGGACTCTGCAAACTCCTGCTCCGTTTTCCGCGGGTCGGGGAGGTCCAGGGGAGGTCCGATGCGGCGAGGGACGTGTGTGGACTCGGGCAGGACGGTCACGATACAGCGACTGAGGATGGCCTGTTGCAGGACGGGTTCTTCGATATGAAACCAGACCCGACAGCGAAATGACCGCTGTTCCAACGACCTGCGCAACATCTGCTGACAGGCCAAGGACAAAAAGTGCGCGTGCCAGACCATCAGAACGCGACAGCGAACTCCGGGACGGCTGGGTGCAAAGGACATCCACTGCGCGAACCACTTGGCGAAGTCATCCATGCCGTTGAGCACAGCGGCATCGACGGTTTCAAAATCAGCCTGCCCTGCGTGGGCCTGGGCGTACTCCGACCAAACTCTCTGCGTCTCTCGGTCATTGAGAGCTTCGTAGAGAACCCGGTGGGGAGGGGGGAAGGTGTTCATTGTGAAATGTCTTGCGATGAGAGTAAATGGCGGGAACTGGCGAAACTCCAGAGACAGGGGCCCCTGGACCCAAGGGGTGGATTGGAACGTCCAGAACGTACAATGAGGAGGGGACGGAGATAGAGACGGAGATGATTGCCATCTTTCTCTCCCTGGACCAGGCCAAGCAGTGGGCACGCAAGATGGCGGACATCGCGCGCGACGACAATATCGAGGAGAAGCTTCCCGGTCTCAGTCGGAAGCCATGGCCCTTGGACATTACCATCGGCGCAGATCCTCAACCCGCCGAGGAGGGAAACGAAGAGGCTGGAGGAACGACGCAGTTTGAAGTCCGTTCGGGAATCCAGGTTCTGGGGGAGCTGCCGACGGGCGGGCGTCGCAAGCGGAAAACGCTACGCCGTCGGCGCATCGCCTGAGCCCACAATGCGCTTGACGGGGATGTCGGCCGAGACGACGTAGAGCGAGTTCTCGGTGAGCACAAGGAACGCCTTCTCCTCCTTGATGCGCATGATGCTCTCAATGGGAGAGGTGTACTCGGTGTCGGACTTGACGAGCATCTTGGTCGACCCCTGGACCCCAATGCAGCAGGTCTTGGCGAGGGAGTCGGCATAATAATCCAAATAAATAGGACGGTCCTGCTCAATCGCGACCTTTGCGGCCTGGGCCATCACCGTTGCAGACGGAACACTCATTTGTTCAGGGGGGTCAAGCAATCTCTGCGTTTCAAACGAACTTCTTGAGGGAATCCTCCAACGAGAAGCGAGACTTCATCGTCAGATTGGGCGTCTCCGGCTTCGGGAGCGCAAGGACCTCGCGAATGGGCTGACGAATGTCGACCTTCGCCGCAACCGCGAACACGAAGCGAACCAGCGCATCCACATGCTCTTCCTTGACCTTGGACTTGGGCGTCTTGATGCTCTCGCGGAGGTCTCCCAGGACATCTGCGACATCCTTCAGCATCGTCTCCTGAGGGACGAGTCCCCGACTGTACAGCTCGGTGAGATACACTGCAAAGCCCCGCTTGAGTTCCTTCTGCTTCGTCCAGGCAATGACCGCGGCATCGTAGCCGGGGTCCTCGGAACTCGGAATCATCGTCACGTTGCCCGTATCATACAGGACATCGACCATCTGGAGTTGAATGCTGAGGTCGCCCGCGACATCCGCATTCGCCTTCGACAGGTCCACATACAGGTCGGCCAGTATCGGCGCGAAGAAGGGCTGCCGAATGCCTCGGTCGAACAGGAGCGTCGTCACCCGCAGGCGGAAGAGCCCATCGCGCTTGGCGAGGAAGCCCAGCACCTCTCCTGAGAGCTTGGCGTAATTCGCCTTGGAGAGCTTGTTGATGGCCGAGGACACGGCGTCGTAGTCTGCATCGTCCTTTTCCCGGACCTTGCGCACGACGTCCACGAGCACAGTTTCCCGCCAATTGACGGGCTCCTCCGGCTTCCGTCTCGGCGCCGCATAGGGCTTCCGATAGACGGGCTTGAAGGAGAGTTTCAGGCGTGAGATGGTCTCTGCAATTGCAGGGGCCAACTCAGCCCGAGGAAGAGAGCGTGCAGCGTAGATACTTTGGACATCCATGGCGACACAGCTCTTATTCCTTTCTGAGATTCCGTCCGTTTTCGCGAAAACGGATTTGCTGTCTCCCAACCATAAGGAACGGGCCACCATGGATTCCTGGACACTCTGGTATCACGACCCGATGAATTCGGACTACTCGCTGGAGAGCTACATCAAGATTGCAGAGATGACAGACGTTGCGACGTTCTGGACAATTGTCGAGGCCATCTCCCCCGACGCCTGGAGTGCTGGAATGTTCTTCTTCATGAAGACTGGAATTCGACCCCTCTGGGATGCACCTGAGAATGACCGCGGGGGTGCGTGGAGCAAGAAGGTCGATGCCCACGATACGACCACCGTGTTCCTGGACTGTATGGTCCACTGTGTCGCTGGGAAGCTGCTCACGAAGCAGAATGAGACCGTTGCGGGCGTGACGGTCTCGCCCAAGGGCGCCTTCCACATCATCAAGGTGTGGAACCTGACGACGACCGTGTCGGACCGGAGGTTGTTCAGCCCAAGCCTGAAGATGAAGCTGGGCGACGATATTGCGTACAAGGCCCATAATCTTCGCCCGAAGTAGAGTAAAGAGGTTATCTCATAATGTCTGTTGTTCCGCCTCTGTCTGGCCCACCCCTGTATCGGTATATCCCGGGGGTGGGAAAGGTGGGGACAACCCAAAATGGTCCAACGGGTCCGACGGGTCCTGCGGGGGGTTCTGCAAATACGGGTGCAACGGGTCCGCAGGGAGCAGCGGGCAGTCTTCTGATGGGAAACACGCTTGTTGTTGATTCTGTGTATGGAAGTGACACGTCTGGGGCTGCGAATCGCTATGGAACTCCGTTTGCAACCATCGCGGGTGCGATGGCTCAGGTCTCGAGTGGAGAGACCATTTTTGTCCGTCCGGGGACCTATACGGAAACCGTGTCGATGTGCAACAACATCGCGCTTCGCGGGGCGAACACGCAGACCGTCACTGTCACGCGCACAAACGTGACGAGTAATGTAACCCTCCTGACGATGGGGTCCAATTGTCGTGTGGAGGACATGACGTTCACGCTGACGTCAGCGTCCAACGTGAATCTCACGGGAGTGAACTGGCCGTCGGGGACGCCTCTGACGTCCAAGCTCCGGACGATGGTCGTCAACGTTGTCTCGAGTGGAACCGGGTCCAACACGATTGTCGGGATGCTGTCGGCGGGAAGCTCTGCGACCACGTACAGTGCGTCTGACGCAGTCCGAAGCATTACGGTGAGCGTGGATGCGTCCAGTTCAGGTCCCGTCCGCGGTCTCTACGTCACGGGGTCTAACTGGTTCGCCTCGCGCGACACCAACTACAATGTCCGGGGGACAGGGTCCAATATCATCGGTGTCGAGACGACCAATGCGGGGTCGTATGCCTCGCTCAAGTATTCGACGGTTCGTGGTGGGAACCATCTCGCGCAGCCTACCAATCACGACATCAACAGAACCGCAGGAGAAATCCTGCTGGGGTCGGTGGATTTGGTGAACAACAGTGCCAACGGAAATGGGTTTTCAATCACAACGGAAGGTGCGATTACGCATTACGGGACGACGGGGAACTTTACGTCCGGAACGACCTATTACTTGGTCCCCGGATTTGTTCGCGCGGGAGACCTACCGGGGTCCGTGTTTGGAATTCCGGTGACTCAAAATATGATTCTGTTTTCGGGGACCTTCCAAGTCTCGCCTGCTATTCCAGCTGGACAATCGGTCAAACTCACTGCATACAAGAACAATGCGGCAACCGATATGAGTATGACCATCGTGGCGGGGCAAACCCTGGCGTCCAACGTCCGTCAGTCCGTAGATTATACTCGAGGAGATACATTTGACCTTCGGTTCGTTCCTAGTAGCAACTTCAACAATTATGATTTTGCCGCCTCGGTCGCGTTTTATTAGGCCAACGTGAAGAGATACAGCGTCTTGTTCAGCTCCGCGAGAAGTTCATCGCGGAGATTGAGGAGGTCGGTATCATCCTTGCCTATCTTCTTGGGGAGCACCTTGGTCAGGTAGGTCGTCTGCGTGGCGACGAAGGACTTTGCAGCCGACTCACTAAAATTGTGAAGTTTAATCGACCCCGACACCTTGGGGCGTCCGTAGCGTCCCATATAGGACTCCACGAACGAGTCGATGGTTGTATCCAGCGTCGCCGTCAGGGCATCAGTTGCGGTGTGGCGCGCAAACGAGCCGGTCTGCCAGTGGTAGAGCTTGACCTGATTGCGGATGGTCAGGAGATGCGTGACGATGTCTCCGCCCGAGGTGGTGTTGCGACGAGTTCCCTTGCCAGTCATGGAGAGGCGAACCTGGTTTGTCTTGGCGCGAGAGGTAAATACCCCGGCAATTCCAGGACCGGCAAGCCTCTCGCGTCCGGCCTCTGCCGCGGCCTTGAGGTCGGCCTGATGCGTGCGCGCCGCATCAATCATCGTATTCACCTTCCCGACGGCTTGGTTGGCTTCCGCAACGGCGGTCATCGCCATGGGACGAAATGCAGGACGGACCGCTGCACGCTCCGCCAGTTCGCGCGCGTCGAGTTTCAACCGCGTGGCCTCCTCCTTGGCCGCTGCAATCCGCGGCTTGACGGTTTTCGTAAAGTTCGTGAGCATATCCCGAGGGGTGAGCGGATGCGCTGGAGGCTTTCCTGCCATTGGTTCTTTCGGGTATTTGTTTCCGCACATCGTGCAGTCGCCGACATCTGGCGAACACGGACAGAGCTCCATTGTCCTAGGGCAAGACTTACGCAGAGCACGGCATCAGGCAGAGCTTGATGTCGCCGAGATTGGCGATGACGTAGCGAATCATGATGAACCAGTCGTTCTTCATGTGAATCTCCAGGTTGTTGGAGAGGTTCGAGCACTTGGTGAACAGCACGAGGTGGGGAAGCGAGTAGGTTCCGGAGACGATTTCCGCAGACTCCTTCTTGGAGATGCTGAGTTCCGAGGCACTGTCTCCGAGCGTCACAGTCTGCGAGGCAAACGGACCCTTGCAGGTGAAGGTCAGCGTGCTTCCAATATTCTTGATGTCCACGGTCTTCGCAGAGAGAAGGGTCATGTCGCGGCAAATCTTCTGGAAGTCCAGAGACGGCATGGTAATCCGTGTCGCGAACTCGGTGTCGAGCATCTTGATGTCCGACTCATCGCGGTCCAGGAGGTTGAGCTTGTAGCGAATGCGACGCTTCTTCTCCCCGTTCTCCAGCGTGATGGTGAGGTGATTGGACTCGGACTTGGAGACGCTGAAGGTAATCGTGTCGTCGTTGGTGACCGTCTTGACAACGCGATAGAAGTGGTCGGTGTTGAGACCGACATCAAACTTGGGCGCCGAGTGGTTGTACTCGTAGTGCTCAAACTTGTTGGCAAAGAGGCGCATGTGGGTGAACACGGTGCGGGTGTTGTCCATCGCCACCATGCGAACGCCCTCGGCATCGAAGACCAGGCTCATCTCCACCAGCATAGACTTGAGACCCTCGGCCAGCGTGCGAATGGGAGCCGTCTGCACTGTCTTCGCCACCACGATATCGTCGCTCATTTTGTATACCCCTCGGCGAGCGTTCTAAGTTCCTTACCGCGCATAGACAGCGTAGAGGATGCCAACAATCGCTCCAAAGAAGAGTCCGGCGATGAGAAGGAAGCCCACCATGTAGCTTCCAAACAGCCACATGTAGCTCAGAAGCCCTGTGGCGTGTTTTGCGGCCAGGAAGGAGAAGCCGGAGGGCATGAGGACGAAGATGATGATGAGAACGACGAGCGCGGCAGCGGCAATCCCCACGGCGACTTTCCAAATCTGGTCCATGGGGATGCGAACGCCCAGAATTGTCGTCATCTCCGACTCCTGGTCGGTGTCCTTTCCAGTTGCAGCGTTGGTCGGGAGGTCCATTGTCCTTTAGCGAGAGTTTACGAGAGGTGACTCCATGATTTTCGGAGATGTATGCTTGATACAGTGCTTGGCGATACACCGTATTGCCTTGCAATTTCACGTACCGAAAGTGTTGGGACAAGGTCGCGAATGGCACGAACCTGGTCTTCTGTGAGCTTTGACATCCCGTGCTTCTCCCCTCGCTGTGCAACGGCATCTCCAGTTGCCTGTCTTCCTGCATCAATCATGTCTTGGGTGTTCTCCTTGGCACTCCCTTCGCGAATGTGCTCTGGGTTGCAGCATCTGCGATTGTTACAACTGTGACACGCCATATATCCGGGGCGAATTGGGCGCCCTAGTTTCTGTTCGAGGACGTGCCGATGCGTATACGTCGTTCTCCCGTTGTACCGAAACTGTCCATATCCCTTGCGTGAAAGACACCGCGTCCATTCCCAGCAACCTGACACTTGCTTGTCGAGTTGTTGAGAGAACCAGTCCTCTATGTCTCCAGTTCGTCTCTGCATGTCTGATTGGGGTATGATGACCTTAAATTCTACTTGGACTTGACGAAGAAGGGATATGCGAGGAGTGCAGCCCCGAGAACGAGGATAAGAATGTCGACTGTACGGATGACCTTCTTGGTCTTCGCCGGTAGCTGCTCGTATTGCTCGGTATACTCCTTGGGTTTGAACCACCCCGACAGCCACCCCAAGAGCGTCGGTTTGAGACGGTCGGTGCAGTCGTACAGCGTGTCGTACCAAGCGAGACTAATATACGCTACGGTCGCGAGGATGAAGGCCATGACAATGCGATGCGTCAGGGCCACTGGATGGGGCAGCCAGTAGACGACAAGCACAAACGCCGAGAACACGAGACACTTGGGATTGAGAGCGAGTTCAGTTCCGAAGAGACCACCGCCCATTTGTAGTGCGGCCAGACTACATTTTAGACTATCTGAGGTCCTTACAAAATGAACCACTGGAACGAGAGCTATAAGTCCCTTCAGACCCCCGAGCCGTATGGAGACACAATCACGTACAGGCTTGGAGCTCGCTGGCTCAAAGACTGTGAGATTGTTGAAGATTGGGGGTGTGGTGCTGGGTGGTTCAAGCAGTTCTGCACGCCTATCTACATCGGGCTCGATGGGTCGGATACGAAGTTCGCGAACAAGAAGGTTGACCTGAAGACCTACCGTAGCACTGCCGACGGCATCTTTATGCGCCACGTCCTTGAGCACAACTACGAATGGCGAACCATTCTCGAGAACGCCCTGGATTCCTTCCAGACGCGCATGTGTCTGATTCTGTTTACGCCACTCGTCCCAGTGACCCGCACGATTACGACAAATCCTGGATACGGGAACGTTCCCGATATCTCGTTTGCTCTGTCGGAACTTGAGGGTATCTTCCGGTCCCACGGAATTTCCTTCACGCACGAGACCTTCAAGACGGAGACGCAATACGGAACGGAGACAATTATCTACCTGGAGAAGGTTTAATCTACCGTGAGGGTTGCGGACCTATCAACCCCACCACCGCCTATTTGCTATTTGGTATAGAGGATATACAGCAGGGAATAGAGAGCCAGGAGACCGGACCACAGCACCTGGTCATCGGTGAGCCGAGCATCGAGTGTCTCCATCAGCCAAACCGAGCCCGCAACCATCGCTGCATCGGCGGCGAGAATCTTCCAGGAGCCCTCGGCAGCATACCGCTTGAAGAGGTCCATGATGCGGTTCTGCCCGGGAGGCACGACGAGGATGACCCCGTAGAAGAGGATGTCGTGGACCAGCTGAATCGCGACCGCAACTCCAATGAGCGCGAGACCGGAGTAGCTGGGGAACAGGAACATCGCGAGCGCAATGCCCAGGACGATGATGAGGATGTCAGTTCCAATCGCAACCAGACCAAACTCCGCGTACCAGGTCGCCAGAGACTTCGTCAGGGGGAACACTTTCGAGAGCACGATGACGAGGAAGTCCACCCACGCCACTGCAGAGAGCAATGCTGTCCAGGGAATCATTGTTCTAGGGGGAGAGTTTACTCCTGGTCGCTCTCACTCTCCTCACCGCCGCCGCGCTTGCCCTTCTTCGTCTTGACGACACCGAAGGACCCCTTCTTTGCCTTGTAGCCGGCCTTTTCGAGGCGACGGGTCTTCTTGGCGAGGGACGAGCGCTTCTTGGAGACGATGCGACCCCACTTGTTGTACTTGAGGTCACGCTTGGTAAGACCCCCAGTGGTGTGGTGAGCCGTGTTGTGCATCACCTGTGCGCGAGACCCGACTTTGCGACCGCTGCCTGCTTGTTCACTGTCCATTTATGCTAGACGCGAGAGAATCTCAGGAACTGGAGGGGGCCTGTGGATGGGGGCGCTGTGCGGAACTGCGAATGGAAGTCATACGCCGGTTGCTTCCACAGCTTGAGTCGGTCGGGAGTCTCCCAGGACCACCGCCACTGCTCCCGGTCCTCCTTGATGCGGTCCAGGTAGTGATAGATGGGGGAGTTGGGGTTGATGCGAAACTCAGTCTTGAGAAGCCCCGAGGCCATCAGTCGCTTGGAAAACTCGTGGTCCTCCGTATTGCGAATGTCCTTGTACCGAATCTGCCGCACGATGTCCGTCTTGATGAGGTTCATTGGAGAGACTGTCCGAATGTAGCGCTCCGGAGTCTCCATCCACTCACGGTAGTCCAGCGAATGATGGAAGAGCTTGTTGAAGACGCCTCGCTCGTAATGCGCTCCGACGAAGGCCGCACAGTCGTAGTCCACGCCCGATGTAATCATCGGCACGAACGTCTTGAGGTAGTCCGGTGCAAGGATGTCGTCATCGTCGATGAAGCAATGGTACTTGCCCGTACACCGGTCCATGAGAATATTGCGCTTCTGCCCAAGGGTCAGCTCGCCGTTGTCGGACTCCCAAAGAATCTCCGTGCGAATCTCGGGACACTCCGCTGCCTGTTTCTGAATCTCCGTAAGGACCTGCTCAAAGAGAGTCTTCCGGGGCGTCATCGTCGGGATGAGAATGCTGATGTCCGCCATTGAGGGTGTTCTGTTCCTGGTGTCTAACTTAGTTTGGGAGACGAATCACCCCGCGGGGAAGAGAGTCCACGATAGACTTCGCCGGTGGGACAATCGGAGCGGGGTCCGGGACGTCAAGGAACACCTCCGTTTCCCCACGACCGCAGAAGGTTTCATTGTTCCAGCCAAAGGGGAACTCCACGCCGACTTCCCCTCGAAGGAGACAGCCATTGCTGTAATGAATGAGAATCCGTGGCGCGAGAATCGGATACACATAGAAGGCAAGGAACGTCTGGTCATACCCATTGAGAATGGGCTTGCCGGACGCGAGGTAGTCAGATTCATAGCGGTTGCGAAGCTCCTGAATGTTGATGCCGGGAATCTTGCGCATTCCCCAGAGGCCCCCACAGAGTTCCACCTTGTGAACGACGTTGTCCCGAATCGCGTGCCCGATATACTCGGGATGCTTCAGAAACTCACGAATCGCCCACCGGTCCTTCCAGTGAATGCGGCTGTCGGCATCGCGGACCAGCATCAGCTCGACGTCCGGTTCGTCAATGGCGAAGAACCGATAGGCCATGTTCCTCGGACCCGTTATCCCCGTGTCGCGAAGGACCACGGTACTGCAGGCGGCGAGCCACTCGCGCATCGTATGGGGGACGTCCGACCCGAGGTAGACGTAGACCTTCCAGGTCGGGAAGTACTTGCCCGCGAGCCAGATGTTCTCGAGAAGCCCCCGGTAATAATAGGGGTTCTCGGGACCGTACAGACAAAAAGAGAAGGCGTTTACCATGATAGAACAGAGAGATATCTATTCCTAAATGCGACTCTTTTGTATGGACCTTCATATCTCTGTCATCGCCGACTTCAAATCTGCCTGTCCCGAGGTGGAGGTTGTGGACTGGTGTCTGTCAGGGCACGCATGGGTCATGAAGCGGCAGCAGGACTACCCCGACCACATCAATCCGAGGACGTGGCAAGACTTGACTCCTGAGCGCATTCGCGCGTTCCAGGAGCAATATGACGCCTTTCTTCGGTCGTTTGACGGCTTCATTGTCGGATACTGCAGTGCCTTCGCGATGGTCTACGAGAAATACAACAAGCCGATTCTGATGCTGAATGCGGTGCGCTACGATATCCCCTACTGCTTTACCAAGTCGACAGTGGGTCGCGCCCAGTGGAATCTGTGCCTTCAGCGCCTGCAGTCGAAGGGCCTTCTGACCATCGTGTCCAACAACAAGGCCGACCAGCGGTACACCCAGCTTGGAACGGGGATGCTTCCGATGTTCCTCCCGAGTCTCTGTCTCTATACCAACGTCCAGTATGCACCGAGGAACCCGACCTTCCTCGTCTATGGCGGCTCGTTTCCCGACCATCCGCTGCTCACACAGAAGCGTGACCTTCCCCACCCCCATGACTGGAGCGACCTCATGGCGTATCGTGGGATTGTGAACTTCCCCTACGAGGTGAGTCTCATGAGCATCTTTGAGCAGTTCACGGCAGGCTGCCCGCTGTTCTTTCCGTCGAAGGCCTACTGGAAGTCCAAGCCTGACATTCAGAGTCTGTCTGCGTATTGGGGGTCGCAGCTTCCGGCCGAGTTCGCGCCGATGGCAACGACCGATGCATGGATTGACCTCGCGGACATGTACACCACGTTCAAGTCTCCCAACACACACTACTTTGACTCGACCGAGCATCTGCTCCAGCTCCTGGAGTCCTTTGTCTACGTTGACGACCGGGCCGAGCGCGATGCGTACGTTCAGCGTGTCAAGGGCGAATGGGCACGGATTCTTCAGGCGATGAAGCGGACGCCACCAGCCCGGTGGTCTGTCTATGACCTTCCGCAGACGAACTTACAGCTGCGGCGGCTGTGAGGAGTATGCTCTATCAAAACGGGAAGCTGATTCCAATTCTGCGGGTTGCGCCTCGGACGCCTCCGCCTGCCCCGGCCCCGGCCCCGGCCCCAGCTCCTCCTCCGCCTCCCCTTCCCCGTGTCCTCGTGCTCGTTCTTGCGAGTGATACGCAGCCCATCTACTTCGAGCATCAGCGGCTCTGGAGGACCTACATGCATCGGAATCCCAACGTGGACTGCTATTTTTACAAGGGAGACCCGACCCTGGAGTCCGAGGCAGAGCTCAAGGGCGATACGCTGTTCCTTCGGATTGAGGACACACTAGAGACGGTCCACGAGAAGACGCTGATGGCGTTCAAGTACTTCCTCCCCCAGCTTGCGCAGTACAAGTGTGTCTTCCGGACCAACCTCTCGTCCGTGGTTGTCTTTGACCGCTATCTGGAGTACTGCAGGACCCTCCCGAGCGAGGGAGTCTGCTCGGCGTTCGTTGGAGGCATCGATGACACTGAATTTCCGGCGGGCGCGGGCTACACCCTCACGCCGGACCTCATTCGTCGGTACGTGGAGGAGTGGCCTCCGGTCTTTCATCAGGACGATGTCACGCTCGGGGCCACGCTCTACCAGTGGGGCGTCAAGATTGCACCCGTCCCTCGGGCTGACCTTCTGAATGAGCAGTTCGTGGAGCATCTGCGAGGCGCCATTCCGAACGATGTCTTTCACTACCGCGTGAAGCAGAACATTCGGCATGAACATGACACAGAGACGCCCTATGAGCTGGAGGTCATGCAGAAGGTCATCTCGGAGCACTATGACGACCCCGCGACGCGACGCATCGAGGTGCTCATGCGGATGTGTCCAGATTCCCGGGCCCCGCAGGCGGGAGCAAGTTCTCGCCCCGAGTGGTTCACCAAAGAGGCAGCCTTCCGGTCGGTGTTCCTTGAGCGGGGTCCGAATGTCTACGTGACCGTGCTCTTTGACGGAGACCCGACGGACCACTGGATTCAGTCCTATCCTGTCAAGGTCGTTCCGATTCAGGGAGGAGATGATGCGTCCTCGCTTCTCATCCTCCTTCGGTACATCCGCGACCGGCGTCTCCCCGACAACACGATTGTCTACTGTCTGGAGGATGACTACCCCCATCGCCCGGGATGGCCGACGATTGTCCGCGAGGGGTTCTCGCCGTTGACTCCGGAGTGGATTCGGTTTGACTACCTGACCCTCTACGACCACCGCGACAAGTACACGTATTCGATGTACAAGGACCTCACCGCACGGTTGGCTGTGTCCCCGTCGGTGCACTGGCGAACCATCCCCTCCACGACGAACACCTGGATTGCCCTCAGCAAGACCTTCAACGAAGACTTTGAGATTTTCTGGGCCTATCGAAATCTGGACCATGAGAAGTTCCTGACGCTGGGTCGGCGGGGTCGTGTCCTCGGAAGCTGCATTCCGGGGTACTCCACGCACGCCCACGTCGAGCACATTTCACCGGGGTGGGAGCTTTCGCAAAGCTGTCTCGAGAAGACACAAGAATGTCCCGCGTCGCCCTCATCACCGGCGTAACTGGGCAAGACGGGTCCTACCTTGCCGAACTCTTGTTGTCGAAGGGCTATGCGGTGCGCGGTGTCTCCCGCCGGACCTCCACGCCCAACACAGAACGCCTCGGGGCGGTTCTGGACCACCCCCAGTTCTCGCTGCAGCAGGCGGATATGTGTGACCTCACGTCGCTTCTCTCGGTCGTTCAGTCGGTCGCAGCCTACGACCGCATCGAAGTCTACAACCTCGCAGCCCAATCGCATGTCCATACGTCCTTCTCCCAGCCCGAATACACGGCGGACGTGGATGGGCTCGGGACGCTTCGGCTTCTGGAATGCATTCGGACGCTGGGGCTCGAGTCGAAGACACGCATCTATCAGGCCTCAACGTCAGAGCTCTACGGAAAGGTCGTCGAGACACCCCAGCGCGAGACGACGCCCTTCTATCCGCGCAGTCCGTATGGAGTTGCGAAGCTCTACGCCTACTGGATTGTGAAGAACTACCGCGAGAGCTACGGACTCTATGCCTGCAATGGAATCCTCTTCAATCATGAATCTGAGCGTCGTGGACGCGAGTTCCTCACGCGAAAGGTGACGCTCGGGCTGCAGCGCGTCTACGCAGACCCGTCCTTTACCCTGGACGTCGGGAACCTTGACGCCAAGCGGGACTGGGGACATGCCGAGGACTATGTGCGGGCCATGTGGCTGATGCTCCAGCAGGAGGAGCCGAAGGATTATGTCATCGCGAGTGGAGAGACGCACAGTGTCCGGGAGTTCATCGAGCGCGCCTTTCAGGTTGCGGGGCACACGCTCACGTGGGAGGGAACGGGAGACCACGAGTGTGGACGGGATACATCCGGACGTGTTGTCGTCCGAGTGAATCCAGTGTTGTATCGTCCGGCGGAAGTCGACCTCCTGGTGGGAGATGCAACCCTCGCCGAAACAGAGTTGGGGTGGACACGCTCCGTGTCCTTTGCGCAGTTGGTCGAGCGGATGGTTAGGTCTGACGCTCAAGCACGGTGAGTCCATTGCAGTTCGTCAGCCGCTCGCGCATGCGCCACTCGGGGTGCTGGGCGAGGAACTCCTCTACGGCAGGCCAGAGTCCCTTGCGAATCTCGTCCACAGGGATTCCCGTGTCGCGGCTCTGCTGAACGGCATCCCACCTGAGGCGAATCGTCTCTCCCTCCCACTCATCGACGGTCGTGTCGTGGAGGAGAATGTACTTCCGAACGTGGGGATGCCAGCGGGCCAGCTCACGCTTGAGATGCCCATAGACGTGCCACGAGTCAATGAACAGAAGGTCTGTCTCCTCCATCGGGCAGTCCAGGTCACTCTTACGATAATACACGGAGTCAAGCCCCTCAGCCTTGCACTCGGCCTGGAAGACATCCACATTCGGATGCCACTTCGGGTCGACCTGAATGAAGCGCGCCCCGGGCGTCCCGCGAAGCGCGTCCGCAAAGGCATAGGAACTCACGACTGTACACACGCCACACTCCGTGACATGCGTACACTCAGAGGCATACTGCGCGAGAATCGGAAGGTGCTCGTGAATATCGGACGGAGAGGCACACCGCTCAAGGAACTTTGTACGGAGCATTTTCTATACAGAAACCGATGCCTGTATATCCTATTTCGTTCTCCATTCCCGAGCAGAAGCTCGTCTCGGAGGTCCCCGACAAGACCAAACAGTTCGCCGATATCATTCCGGGGGATGTCTCCACGTATCGCTTCGAGACGGAGGAGGCCTATCGTGCAGACTACCAACAGAGCGTCTTTGGACGAACGCAGAAGAAAGCGGGATGGGACTGCCTGCGTCACTACGAAATTCTCGGAAACGGGTGTCTCCCGTGGTTTCAAGACCTTGAGCGCTGCCCTGTCCGAACCATGACCCACTTTCCAAAGCGTCTCGTTTTGGATGCGATGCGGTCTGAAACTCCGACGGAGTCCATCCCCGAGCTCCTCGAGTACACGCGCGAGCATCTCACGTGTCGCGCCATGGCGCAGTACGTCCTCGACACTGTCGGGTGTCCGTCGCCGAACCGAATCCTCTATCTCGGAGACCGAAGCGACCCGGACTATCTTCGGTGTCTGACGGCCATTGGATTCAAGCAGCTCCTCGGGTCTGCCTGTGTCGACTCCGTTGGGCTTCCGCATCTCTATGACGACTACCCGACCCCCGCAAGCCTCTACGGACGGGGCTTCACGTACTCTCGCACAGTGCCGGTCTCTGCGAAGCCTCCTCTCGTGACACTGGATGAGGTTCGCGCAGGGTCCTTTGACCTCGTCATCTACGGAAGCCTGCATCGCGGACTGCCCCATTGGACTGAGGTCACTCGAGCGTACCCTCCGCATCGGATTGTGGCCTTCTGTGGGTCGGATTGTGATTCGCACAGTCCAGTGCATACGTGTCGGGAGGGAGCCGCGCTCTCGTCCCTCGGGCTCAACGTGTTCATTCGTGAACTATCTTCCGAAGGATGACCTGGTAGTCGCTGTGGAGAAGGACGAACCGGTCTGCGTTGAGCGCCATGAACGCATCAATGGCAGGACGGGGATTGTCAATCGGCCGCTTTCCGCCCAACCAGAGATAGTCATCAAAGATGAGAATCCCTCCGTACTTCAGGAGACGAAAGGCGTGAATGGTATCCTCAAGAACTGCGAACGCGCGATGGTCGCCGTCCACGTATGCAAAGTCATACGCTCCCGCATGTGTGCGAAGGACGACCTGGCTATTTCCCTCCAAAATGTCCACCTTCTCGGCAAAGGGCTGAATGTTGTGCTCGAACAGCTCACGCATGTTGCGGATATGGTGGGCCGAATGCTCAACGGACCCCTTGAAGGTATCCACACAGGTAATCCGCGAGTCAGGGTGCGTGAGGATGTCTTCGAGCAGCCACCGCGTGGACCGACCCTGAAATGAACCAATCTCGAGGGCGCGAACCGGGTTTCCGCGAAATTCACGGAGAATCTGCGACCACGTGCCGATGTTCCCGGAGAACCAATCCTCAGTAAACAGAGGCTCCATTCTATGTTTTCTGGACACACCTGTTTTTGGAGTTCCAACCACAGGTGTGGGGTTTCCCCCGTGTTCCTCCCCCGACGACCTTGAAGTTCTGGTGTTTAGTTGGAGTACGCGAGGCCGCCCATGCCGGACATGACGCGGAGGACGTTGTAGTTCACGGCGTACACGCGCACCTGGGCAGTGCGGCCAGAGCGGACAGTGTTGACGGACACCGTGAGCTGGAGGGTCGCCTTGTCGATGCGGGAGAAGTTGCAGGTGCCGCTGGGCTGGTGCTCCTCGGGCTTGAGCGCGAAGGAGTAGACGTTGATGCCCGGGGCCGGGGTGCGAGTGTGGTGCTGGAAGGGCTGGACGCGGTCGAAGTAGCGGCCCTCGCGCTCCGTGAAGCGGTCCTGGCCGTTGAGCTGGAGCTTGGCGACCTCCACGGGGTTCTTGCCGGAGCACTTGACACCAGAGGCGAGCACGACCTTGGCGAGGAGGTAGTTGGTGGTGGCCGCGAAGACCTCCTCCCCGAGGTTGGAGCCAGAGTCGAGCCAAGAGGCACCGCCCAGCGACGGGCCGGGGTTGATGCCGAGACCGGGCAGGTAGGGGCCAGACGGGCCATCGCCAGAGGTGGTGGGGATGGTGGTGTTGTTGCCGTTGGTGGCGAGCGCGCCGCCAGTGCCAGTGCCGAGGGAGCCGCGGGCGAGGATGTCCATGACAACACCCTCCGTGGTGAAGTCATCCGTGTAGTTGAAGGGCTGGCAGCCGTTCACCTCCGCGATGAAGTTCTGGCCCGGGGTGCAGTCGACGAAGGAGTCGCGCTGAACAACCCAGACAAGCTCCTTGACGGGGTGGTTGAAGTTCAGCTGGATCTTGTTGGAGGAGGAGGTGATGGACTCCGCGCCAGTGTACTGCAGCTGCTCGATGAGGTACTCGTGGGTCTGCTGGGCGAACCGGCGGCGCTCCTCAGTGTCGAGGTAGATGTAGTCGATGTAGAGGGACGCGGCGGTGAGGGACTGGATGGCGGTGGAGGGGGCAGTGGAGGTCGCCGTCTCGTAGTAGCAGCAGTTGATCCACTGCTCGAACTCCACGTTGATGCGCACCTCGTGGTACTGGAGGGCGATGAGCGGGATGGCGAGGCCAGGGTTGCGGCAGAACCAGAACTGGAGGGGGATGTAGAGGGTCTTGGCCGGGGTGCCCGCGCGAGGGGCGCAGGAGTTGGTGAGCTCCGCACCGGCGCAAGAGGCATCGAGCTGGTAGCCCTTGGAGTCCTTCATCAGGACGAGGTCGTGGGTGTTGCCGATGATGTCATCGAGGGCCTCGATGGTGCCCGCATCCTGGGTGAGCTGGGTCCAGATCTGCATCCAGTCACCGTACTGGCGGTCGATGCGCTGGCCGCCAATCTCGAGCTCCACAACCTTGATGAGGCGGTGGCCGATGTAGTTGAGCCAGCGGAAGCGGTTGAGCTGGGTGGAGCCGGACACGAGGTCGACGGCGGGGAGGACAACCTGGACGTAGGTGCGGTACATCAGGTCCGCATTGCGGTTGATGACGGCGGTGACACGCTTGTTGAAGTCGGCCTGGCCGTTGAAGGTGACCTCGATGGACTCCATGGCGAAGTTGGTGTGGCGCTTGTAGAGAATCTTCCAGAAGGTAATCTGGGGCGTGCCCGTGATGTAGATGTCCTGCGCACCGTAGCTGACAAGCTGAAGAAGACCGCCACCCATGTTGGTATGCTCCTTGGCAAGAAAGTTTTCTACGACGCAGTGTTTTCGCGCACGAATTCTAGGTGGTAGCACTCCCGGCAGAGGGGCATGTACCGTTCCTGACCGCCGACAATCACCTGCTGGTCATGGGGTCCGCCGCGACGGTAGGTGAAGGGGGCGGGCGTTCCATTGGCGCAGCGACGACAGAAGGCCGTGAGACGCTCCACGTGGTCGGCCAGCGGGATGCAGTGAAGAAGCTCTCCAAACGGTCTCCGATTCGAATCTCCGTCCAAGCCGACGAGATACAGGTGCTTGCCGAGGGTGTCCACGGTCCACTCGACAAAGGGAACCAGCCGATGGAAAAAGTGAGCTTCATCCACGATGATGACGTTGTAGCGGATGATGTCCTCGGCCACCAGGTCATCAAAGCTCTGGATGGCGATGCAGGGAGCATGCCGTCCATCATGCGTTGCAATGTCCGTCCGCCGATAGCGTATGTCGTCTGCGTGCTTGAGCACGAGCACGGCAGTGTCGAGAGCGGTATAGCGTGACACGAGATTCAGAATGCGGCTGGACTTGCCCGCAAACATCGGTCCCATCAGCACGGTGAGGGACATTTACAAGGGTCATGCGCAGAACAAATAAATGGATATCACGGATACCGCCCTTGCAGCTGCGTCCGGCATTGGACTTGCGATGTGCGCAGCCTGTGCGCTTGTCTATGCCTGGCGGACCTCTCGGCCGCGAGGACTCAAGGCCTCCCGGTCCGACACCGACCTCACTCTCATTCTTGAGCAGAGCATTCCCTCCTCCTCCGCTCGTCGTCTAACCCCTCCGGAGGACCCTACTGGAGGACCATCCGGGGAACAATATGCATCGCCTCTAACTCTTGGACCCAGAGTTTCATTGCATAGGGAATCGTCTTCGTAAGGAACTCCGTCTGATTCCCACAGGCTCCGCAGGAGTAGATGCCCTCCTTCTCGTTCACCACGGCAAGCGTTCCACAGGTCTTGCAGATGCCCGTCGGGAAGGGGTCGGACACATCCATCAGGCGCTCCTTCGTGAACGCAGCCGCTCCGTGCGACAGCATACAATCTCGCTCCATCTCTCCGACACGCAATCCCCCATCCCTCGCCCTGCCCTCACACGGCTGGCGGGTGAGGCTGACGATGGGTCCGCGTGCGCGGGAATGCTTCTTGTCAATCACCATGTGCTTCAGGCGCTGATAGAAGGTCGGTCCCATGAAGATTTCGGCCTCCATCATCTCACCCGTCTGCCCATTGTAGAGCAGCTCATTGCCGTACGACTGCAGTCCGAGGTCGAGCATGTGCTCGCGCAGGTCCGCAACCTTGAGATGGTCGTAGGGGGTTCCATCGCCCAGCGTGCCTCGCCGCACGCCGACCTTGCCGAAGATGTTCTCCATCAGCTGTGCAATCGTCATGCGGGACGGGACGGCGTGGGGGTTCATGATGAGGTCCGGACGCAGACCGGCCGCGGTGAACGGCATGTCCTGTTCCTCCAACATCATTCCGACGGTTCCCTTCTGCCCGTGGCGGGAGGAGAACTTGTCGCCAATCTGGGGAATGCGCTCCGAGACCACGCGGACCTTGATGAACGGATAGCCATCCGAGTTCTTGTCCTGCCAGACTCCATCGATGCGGCAAGGCTCCGAGTTCTTGTGCGTGGTGCTCGCGTCACGATACGCATAGCCCGCAGTGTCATTGCGCAGGTTGACGACCTTGCCGATGACCACATCGTTCTCCTGCAGCGTGGAGTTGAGGACGGGAAGCCCATTCTCGCCGATGGCCGCGTACGAGCTGTTCTTGAACTTCCGGGTGTTGTGCTTGGTCGGGCGCATGAACTTCTCCTCACGACCCGAGGTCACATTGCGGTGCTCCTCGTCCTTGTACATCGTGTAGTAGAGGCCGCGCATGAACCCGCGGTTCACGCTCGAGCGATTCATGATGATGGAGTCCTCCTGGTTATAGCCTCCGTAGCACGCGATGGCGACAATCGCGTTCATGCCGGAGGGCATCTCGTGCATCTTGAGGATGTTCATCGACCGGGTTTCCACAATCGGTCGGCTCAGCGAGCAGAGCATGTAGCCGTTCTTGTCCAGGCGCTTGGCGTAGTTGCCGGCGTAGACGCACATCGACTGCTTGCCCATGGCCGACTGATAGGTATTGCGAGGCGACTGATTGTGGTCCGAGAGCGGGATACTGGCCGCCATCTGTCCGACGATGAGGCTCGGGTGGAGTTCGTAGTGAGTATGGTACGGAGTGCAGTCTGCGCGACTGGACGCAATCCGAAGCGTCTCTGTCTCCGAGGCATCGATGTACTCCATCGTCGTTGTCAGCCAGGTGGTCCAGTCCGCACCGGGCGACGCCATCGGGCAGCCGACCCGAACGACCGGGCGCACGAGACGACCGCTGTCCGTCTCAATGATGATGGTGTTGAGCAGCGTGTACCATGCAATGGAGATGTGGGGATGGAGGCGGAAGGAGTGCTTGGCTGACCGCAGCGTGTCGGTGAGCGTCTTCGGGTCCTTGGTGTAGGCGACGATGACACCGTTCACCGTAATCGCCGTTCCCTCATAGACGCGCGGCGTATCGACCCACGTCAGACCCGGACAGGACTCCAGGAAGTGGAGCACCGTCGCACTCGGAACGTGCTGCGTGACGCTGGACAGGAGACTCATGGTCTTGACGATACCCACTGAGTGACCCTCCGGCGTCTCCACCGGGCAGACGAAGCCCCAGGACGTACCGTGCAGCTTGCGGGGCGCCAACAGCTTGCCGGACTTCTCCACCGGCGTCTGGATGCGGCGGAGGTGAGACAGCGTCGCGGAGTAGGACATGCGCGCGAGCACCTGCGAGACACCGACCTTGGTCGCGTTGGAGAGCGACGTCGAGCTGGACGTTCCGAGGCCCTGGACCGTGAAGTTGCCCGTGGCGAGGGCCTGCTTCAGCTTGCCTTCAATGGTCGAGAGCTTCAGAATCTTGTAGAGGTTGTTGATGTTGAGGATGTCCATCGGGCGCGGCTCACCCTTCTTCCAGGCGTCATTGTTGACCTCCTGGACGAACTCATTGCGCGTGTCATTGCAGACCTTCTGAAAGAGCTGGCGGAACAGATGGGTCAACAGAGCTCCGGTCGTGACGACGCGCTTGTTCGGGTAGGCATCACGGTCATCGAGTGCAATCTGCCCCTGGTCGGTCAGGAGGAGACGGCGAATCATGCTCGCGGTGAGAAGGGCCTTGCGGGTGTTGTGGACGGCGAGCCCGACCGACTCCCCTGCGAACTTGACGTGCGGCAGGTACTCGGTGGTCAGGAGCTGGCGGACATAGGCGTGTTTGTCCTCCTGTGTGGTGCCGTACTGGAGATTGTTCGCCAAGAAGCCGATAGCGTCCTCCTGCGAGAAGACGCCTAGCTCTGCACACTCACGGAACGAAGCTCCCAGGAGCCCGACGTGCGGGTCCTCGAGACGTCCCCAAACGAGTCGGGCGACCTCAGCATCAGACCGAATCCCCAGCGCGCGAAAGTACACGCCAACAGGAATGTCCTCACGGAAGCGGGGCACGCAAGCAAGCAGAGGGTACCCAAATCCATTGAACTTGGAGGACAGACGGATTTCCAGTTTCTTCGGCGGCATTGTGAAGGTCTCAGAGAGCGACTTCAGCTCGACGGAGTAGGAGTGCTTGGAGCTGGCCTTCTTGGACTGAAACACCATGATGCGATTGTCTGCAACCTTCTCCTGACAGAGGATTGTTCGCTCCGACCCATGGATGAGAAAGTAGCCAAGAGGGTCGTGCGCACACTCTCCATACTGCTCGAGAGAGAGGGGGTAGTCCTTGAGAAGGCAGAGAGAAGAGCCAAGCATAACAGGGAGCTTGCCAAGGGAAATCCCCTCAAAGACACGAGACTCCTCGGTGCAGGTTGCATACGTGTCTCCAGAATACGTCTTCGCGGTAAACCGGATGTCGGCATGCATCTGCGCGGCATAGGTGAAGTTGCGGACGCGGGCCTCCATGGGAAGCATCGGCTTGACGCGACCCGTGGCCTCGGTGATGCGGGGCTTCATGTAGGAGACGTTCTCGAACGTCAGCGTGAACTCGTACTTGTACTTCTTGTGGACGGGGTGCTGCTCGTGCCACACCTTGATGGGCGGCGTGGACTGGACGATGAGGGGGAGCTTGTTGCGGATGAAGTCCTCATACGAATCCACCTGGTGGTCCACGAGGCGGCGAACGCCATTCGCAAAGTACGACTTGACTGCATCCCAGCATGGGTCCATGGTATCTGTGTGCTGGACGTCGTGTGTAAACGAGTGCGTCCGTTTTCAGCGCGGAATGGATTCTGGCCTAAGAACAATGACCGACACGGCTATCCGAATCGTCAAGGTCGGCGACCGTCCGGCTCCCCAGGCGGCTGCGACTCGGAAGACAGTCCCCCGAGCCGGAAAGAAGACCATGCGCACGTATCCCCGCAGCATCCTGAAGAAGGTCGGGGGTGTCAAGGGAATCAAGCCAGTGCGCGACCCCGCGAAGCCTCCCCCGATTGCATCTGGACGGAGCTCGACCCTCCGCATCCTCACTGAGAAGGGGGCCGCCAAGCGTCGGGACACGATTCACAAGAAGGTCAAGACGATGCCGATTGGAGCCGTGCGGGAGACTCTTCGGCGGTCTGGACTTCCTATCTCGGACAAGACGCCTCCCCATATCGCCAAGGAAATCCTGGAAGGCGGCATGGAGGCGGGGATGATTGTCTCCAAGTAAAATCAATGACAGCTGTCTGGGGACCCTTGGGATGGATGACCCTCCATTCCGTCTCCACCATCTATCCCGAGCATCCGACGCAATCCGAGAAAGACCTTCTGACGACGTGGCTGGGTCTCTTCACAGAGACGATTACGTGTCCGCATTGTCGCGACCACTTCCGGTCCATGCACGCAAACTACCGTGCAAAGTATCCGGGTTATCTGGACTCGCGTCAGGCCTTTGCGATGTTCGCCTTCCGGTGTCATAACGTCGTGAACGCGCGGTTGTCCAAACCGGTCTACGGAACACTCGAAGAGTGCATGGGCGTTCTGAAGACCAACATCAAGCTGCGGTCTGCGCAGGACTATCGCATTTCCTATATCAACCACCTGACGCGCTTCTGGGGAACGATTCAGGATACCTCTGGAATCACCGCTCTCAAGAAGGTCTACGAATTGAAGAAGATTGAAATTGACTACTTCGGGCTTCGTGATACGAAGTTTGAGGTCACCCTTCGCGATGACGGCGTGGTCATTCCCCGGCATTGGGTGGAGCATGTCCCGGGGGGTCAGACTGCAGACGTTCCGCCGACACGCCTCATGCCCCGGGCGACCACCCAGACGCGCGCCGGCTTCAGGATGGTGGGAGGGCGTATTCGGTTGTTCTAGTCAGGCGACCAAGCGGAACTGACACCCAGGGGTCGGCTTCCCATGTATACCGCCGCATCCAGGGGTGCCGTGTCTCCGTCGCTTCGTCATAGAGCTCATCGGGGAATCGAGGCTCCAACCCCGTTGTCCGCAGGCTCGCCTCCGGAAGAATCAACTGCAACTGGTCGTCAACACCGTAGGGAGGCTCTGGATGCTCCCAGGTGAACTCGGTCTCCTGCTCATAGGCGTCAAGCGTCGTGAGCAGGGGAGCTTCCGCATAGGGATAGACCCACGTCCAGTCCAGAACCTCCGAGGTCGTGAAGTAGTGGTAGGTCCACGCGTACGTCTTCCAGAAGGCGTGAACAACCGGCTCCCAATTGACCACGCCGTCCATCAACTGCGCCCCAAATCGCTGCTCGAGGGCATGTCCATCGTGCGCGACAATGCGACGCTCGCTGTCCTTGGCACGTTTGAGAAGGACTCGCAGTTCATCCTTCGGCGCCGTGTTCTTGTTCGCATAGAAGAGGGCTCGCGTATACCCGTCCTCTCGCAACGAGAACATCGCCAGGTTGGGGAGGAAGTCATTCCCGAAGCTCATGATGGAGAGCTTGACATAGAGGTCGGGTGCAAGGGGAAGCACCTCCATCAGCGCAGGGATGCTCAGGGCGGAAAAGCCGGGGCCCTTCTCCCGTTCGCGCAGGACCTGAATGGAGCCCAGGTGGCTCTGGGCAATTGCGATGAGCACGAGGTCGGCATCCAGTCCGTAGATACAGATGCGCTTGCGCTCGTCCTCGGGAAGGGTGCGAAGCCACAGGAAGAGCTTGTGCTCGCCCTCCCCTCGCTCCAGGGTGTCTGAGACGATGCACTGGGGGAACAGGAGACGAATCGTATCCGCGAGCTCGCGCATGTACGGCGTGCCCGGGGAAATCTGATGCTTGTCGAAGGCGCAGGGCTCGGGATGTTTCATTCGACGATACCGCTGCTGGACCACTTTGGCGTACGGAACCAGCCCATCAAAGGCGATGTAGATGCGCTTGGCCGTGAGGGTCCGGAGGAAGCTGTCCAGCGCAATGACGATGCTTCCGACAGGATTCTCGGGGGTCAGATACCGATGAAGAAAGCAGTTGAAGTCCAAGGCCAGGACATCGACGTCCGTGGGGGGAGCCGTCTCAATGGCCGGATGAGAACGGATGAGAGACCGGACATAAAAGGGAATTCCCATACCCAAGATAAGCGCAATGGCTCTAACCCTGAAGGTCCCTCCTCCTGCCGACCGACAATTGACAGAATCCAAGTGGGAGGTCGCCGAAACAACACTTCGGGCCAACCCCGCCCAGCAGTCCGCACAGGCTCTCTTGACCCCCCGGCATAGCTACACCCTGCATCGAGCGTCCGATGGGTCGTTGACCCGCACGCGCACGAAGTCTCGGGAAGAACCAAATGTGGACCTGGCTTCTCCTTCTCGCGCTCGTAGTGTTCATTCTGTATTGGTGGGGAACTCGCCCGACCCAGACGGCTCCGAGCTGTAATGCCTGCGCCAAGCGCCCCGTCTCCCCGGTGGAGTAGAAGAAGTTCGCGTGAGAAGACAAATGGCAAAACAAGCCTTCCTCCCCCCGATGTTCTGGATGCCGGCCATCATTCTGGGTCTGTTGCTGGTGCTGAACTACCTCGTCTTCCCCGCCGTGGGCAAGAAGGCCTGCCCGGGGTCGCAGATTTACTGCCCGGGCGTCGGGTGTGTCTCGGGCCAGGATAAGTGCTTCGCGGGCTCGCTCGGGGGTGCGTCCAAGGTCTTCTCCAAGGAGACGTTCGGAGTCTGGCCCGGCCCGGGGGTCCGGTCGACGCCGCCCGACTACAGTGCCGTGAAGGAGCCCTTCACGACCTGCCCAGATGGCACGCGGACAGATGGCCCGTGTCTTCTCCAGGTCTAAACCAATGGACGTCGGCTCTGTTGGTGCTGTCGCTGGACTCGGATTGCTTCTCTTGGTCGGCGCGGCCCTCTGTATCCGCGACCGGTGCACCAACCACACCCGTGAACTCCTGCCCACGTATTACCGTCGCCCCTCTCAGTCTCGAGTTCGGTCCCTCTTCCCAGCCGCGCCGTAGGATATTTTCGGGAGGAAAGACAAACAAATGTGGGCCAAGCTTGTCTTTTCCGCGATTCTCTTCTACGCGTTCGTCCCGGGTGTCCTCGTCAACCTCTCCACCCCCTTCACCTCCCCGGCGCTCACGCACGCCATCCTCTTCGCCCTCGTCTCTGGCTTTGTCTGGAAGGCGGCGAAGCCTATGCTCCCCAAGTATTAACTGACAAAAACGAATCCGGTTCCTCCCTGACAGGAGACAAGGACCCCAGCTGATACAATGAACACCACTGCAACTCTCGAACGCCTTGACGCGATTCAGCTGGAGCTGAACGGCGTTGAAGCCCGGATGGCGATTCCGACCCTCCTCCCTGCCCTCCAGGATGCCCTGGAAGACGAGTGGGAACACCTGATGTGTGAACTGGAGATGCTCACAGAGCTTCTCGCGAACGAACTGGAGGATACCCGTCCGGGATGCGACCAGTGCGCGGGCTGCGCCTATTGCGAGGAGTCTGCGCCGGGGTATGACCCGGCTGATGAGATTTGAGACCGAAATGAACTTACTGTTGTGTAGATGTCTTTTAGCATGGCGGGCTACGTCTATTGCTTTACGAATCCCTCGATGCCCGGGCTTGTGAAGATTGGGTTCACAGAGGCCACCGTTGAGCAGCGCCTGGAGGATGCGAATGCACCGAACACATGGATTCCGACCCCCTTTACCGCAGAGTTTGCGCGGTATGTGCGGGAGGCCAACCACAAGGAGCAGGTTCTCCATCGGATTCTGCAGGACCATCGGGTCAACCCTCGCCGGGAGTTTTTCCGCGTGGACCCTGCTCACGTGAAGCTCCACTTTGAGCTGATGGACGGGGTCTGGTGGAATCCCCAGGAGACAGAGGAGACAGATGAAGCGACCTCGCGCATTCTGGGAGACGATGTCATCCGCCAGTTCCTGAACAAGCACGTCTTTCCTGCAGAGCGCGTGGGGCTCCCTGTCCTGTGGACAGAGGTCGCGGCCGCCTTTCAAATCTGGAAGAAGCGCCAGGGGTACAAGCACGGTGCAACGATGAAGCTTCGGGAGGCGCTGACCGATGCCTATGGTCAGCCGCTTCGAGGGGCGTGGATGAATTTCCGGATAGAGAGCGACGAGGTTGAGTATCGCGATGACGACCGGGACTACATTCGCCCGGGCAAGTAACTGACAAAAACGAATCCGGGGTTGGACTGGAGAGAGGACTGTACCCTATCCCAATGCAACAAGAAATGCCGTCTATCATCTTCGTGACTCTCGCCGATGGCGAGTACAGTGACCGCTGGACGTCCGACCTCCTGCCGGTCGGAGTGTCTCCCGAGCGAATTGGGCTTCGCGAACTGACCTGGGATGGACAGCGGAGTGGACTGCGCGACGACCTTGTTGGGCCTGGAACTCGCGTTGCAGTTCGCCCGAACCGCAACACGAAGGCCTTCGACATGATTGGAACCGTGCTGCTGAAGACGCAGACACGTGCGCGGGAGGGCAACCATCCTGCAGAGTACAAGCTTGTGATTGAGATGACTGCCAACCCGCAGCGCATCCACAAGCTGAGGAATGACCGCTTCACGCACAACAGCGTGCTGCGTGCGCTCGGATACCCGCTGGAGGTCGGCGCGATGCCTCACGGGATTTATGCGATGTAAGTGTGTGGTCTCCACGCGTGTTCTGTAGCCTTACTTTTGTGGTGAAAACGGATTTTCGCCCTAGAGTCGTTCCGGTGGTAATGGCTCACTTTGAGCACGGAGCTCTCAACTTAGAGGGACATCTCGTAGACCCGAACTCTGCGCTTCGGCGGACCCCATATACATGTCCCGACTGTCATCGGGGCGTTCGTGTACGAAAGGGAAATGAGCGGGCACCTCACTTTGCGCACAACCCAGACCCCTCCCGCTCGTGCACGTATTACGACCGAGGCGCGACGAGCACACAGAAACACCGAAACGCGCAATTCAAACTCAAACAGTTCCTAGAACGACTGAAAGAAGTTGATATTGGTAGAGTCTGCCCTTGCGGATGTGGACGGATGTCGCATTGGGGAGTGCGTAGATTCTCCGACACGGTCGTCAAGTGTGAATATCGGTTTCGGTTTAACGACTCAAACAAGTCTGCAGACGTAGCCGTACTCGATTCAAAAGGCGAACTTGTGTGCATCTTTGAAATCGTCAATACGCATTACACTCGGGAGATGGATAGACCAGAACCTTGGCATGAAATCCGAGCCGACGAAATCAACGCGATTCCTTCCGATGCGAAAAGCATCGCGTTGACATGTATTCGCGAAGTCCTCCGACCCGAATGCATCGCAAGACAAGAGGCAATTCGACATGCGCGAGACGAACGCCAACGCCGAGAAGCCGCAGCCCAACGTGAGCGTGAGGCTGCCCAAGAAGAAG